GGAACTCTACAGCTTGCTCATTCCCTGCAACTGCTAGGAACGCAGAAGCATTGTTAGCGTGTGTCTCGATGTCATCAACAGCCTGGTTGTATGTGTCTACTTCTTCTTGGTCGATAGTAAGCACTTCTACATTAGCTGTAACAAACTCTTGTACCTCAGCTTCTTCCTGTGGAGTCTTTGCTTCAGAGGCAATCTCAGCCACCTGCTGTACTGCTATCATGTCCACCACAACTTCTGTGAAGGTCTCGATGGCATTGTCCATTAACTCTAGTTCAGCCACCGCCTTACCCTCTAGTACCGCCTGTATGTCCCCGTAAGGCAAATAAGTGTTCATGCCATAGAGTGCATCATTGTAAGCCTGAAGTTGCTCAGAAGAGATGTGAGCGGTGTCTGATAGCGTTCCTGATGACAGGGCATCGCCATGGTGTGCATACTCTGTAGCTGCACCTACTAGTAAGACCCCTTGTGTAATCTGGTCTACTATGGCTTGGCTAGATTCTAGGAGCGCATCGTATTCATCTGAGTGAGCTACGGAACTTAGCACTAATAGAGGTATTATCATCTTCTTCATCTGTAGCTTCTCCCCCGCCTATGTTAAGTAAAGTGTTGTACCAGTCTTTAGTTTTCTTACTGTAATCTGGAATGTATGTTTCTGGTTGTCTCTTCATTACTAAGAATGCTCTTTTGCCAACTACAAGTTTACCATTAGATAAGATGGGGCATGGTGTGCCAGAGATAAACATGGCCTTCCATACGTCAAGCGACTGGCATAACCTAGCCACTGCGCTCACCTTCATACCTAAGTCTGATAACAGTTTTGCATCCCTGCGCCTGTCACAGTTAGGGTCAACCTCGTAGCCACCACTAGAGAACCCTACGCCCACAGTCTGTAAGGAACCTCCAGTTCCTTTGAGACAAGTGTCCATACCGTTACTCATGTAAGATGGACTTATCGCTGAACCTACTGGTATCTCACTGGATGACCCAGCACCGTTGTAGGTATTCGATGTTGATGTATCTGTGGTGTTATTGTTAGAAGACACAGTGGCTCCCTCCCCTGTAAAACTATTCAGGGAACCTTCCTGTGAATTATTCGCGTAGGATAAACTAGAAATGAAGAACAGAAGGAATACCCAAGGCATTACCTGGGTGGCCTCTCGCTTAACACACGGTCTACAGTAGCCCTGATGTGGCTAATGTTTGCATCTATCCTAGCTAGAGAAACCGCCTGTCCTTGTACGAGATTCTCTAGCTGTGCTAACCGTGTTTCATGCTGTGTTACTTGTTTATTGTTGGCTGCAATACCTGAGTCTAACTCAGCAAAAAACCATACGAGTGCTATGGCTTGAGTCGCTAAGGCAAACACAAATGTTACAGGGACACTCTTATTTAAGTACCATGAATCTTTTGACATAATAAAGTGTCCTATAGTTAAATTTTATACCAACCGTTTATGTAGATTCTGAAACGTGCGCTCTCCCAGTTCTGGGGGGAAGATACTGTAACATCTCCATTAGAAGCAAAGGCTACTACGGTATTATCGTATACTCCCGTGATGGTACTAGTAATGAACTGCTCTGACGGCCTGTAAGCTGAAGCGATTGTGTATATAACGTCGTTATCTAAGGGTTGCAACCACTCATCATACTCACCAGAGGCAGCAATATCAGTAGCATCTATATATAAACCCAAATTATAGTATACCAAACCACTTGAGGGGTCATGAAGCACCCTTTCAGTTCCTGATTTAGTCCACGCAGAGTTCCTAGTAAATGACGATGTTATGTCAACAAGCTGTCCTGTATTCCATACATCTGCTAAATCTCTTGCTCTAGACATTATTCACCCCCCACTACTGAATTATGCAACTCAACGACTTCTGCTGGTGTCTTATCAATAAAACTCTGGTGATAAGCACGTAGTTCGTCATCAATAGAGGTATCTTCAAGAGCAGCCAGAGTCTTACGATATACATCTAACTGAATGTTAAAGGCTTCGTTGGCTCTGTTAGTCTCTGTATCAGCTTCCCACTGTTCCATGTAAGTGTTGAACTCACCGTCATTCTTACGGATAGACCGTTCTCTCATCCATTGTGGCCACTCAGAATCAATGTAGTCCTGAGTGACAGACTCAACGGAGGCCCCTTCGAGGCGGGGCGCACCTTTAGTAATAAATATCATTAGGGTTTCTCCGCAATTAACATGAGGTTTTGTCTGTATGCTGATGTGGTGAGAGTCGCATAATACGCTGTCTGGCCAGTAGGTATCACAGGCAAAATATACTTAGTATTAGAATCTTTGCTTAACACACTATAATCATTATCGTTAGCAAAACTAATGTAGCTCCCGTGTTTATTGAAGGCAAGAATCTTAGGGTTATAGTCAGAATCAAACTCCGTGTTATACAACCCTATTCCTGAAAATCTAAAGGTGGCGGAGTAAGAGTTATTTTTAATTTGCACATAAATACTGGTTACCCCTGCTGGAATATCAACCGCAGCCCAAACATCTGTGCTATGGCTAGAATTATATATCTGACCACCCCCTGATGATGTCCCTATATTAATAAACATGGGATTACCTGAGGAATAACAATTTATATTCAGTGTCAGCTTTGAGCCAGGAACCACAGTTACTTGTCTTGTCATTGTAGCCTGTGGGGTTAACTGTGCTGCCCCGTATATAGAGGTTACAGTCTGAGTAGTAAGCCACTCGGCTAAGATAGTAGAAGTAGCACTTAAGGCTGTATGCCCTATAAGTTCTTCAAAAGTTTCTATAAGAATTGGGTTAGGGTTAGCAATGGAGTTAATGTTAGCTATGTCATTGGCAACTGTAGTGATGTTAGTTCCGTTATTTGCAACATTAATAATACTACTTAGATTCCCCGAACAGTTATTAACACTGCTCATGCTAGTCGCAACAGTTCCAATGTCAGAGGCATCAGCAGCTACAGCAGTTACGTCAGTAATACTAGTAGCAACTGTATTAACATCGGTAATGTTAGTAGCAACTGTATTAATGTTTGAGTAGTTACCCGCTGTAGCATTTATATTACTAATATTACTTGCGGCAGTAAAAACACTATTAATGTTAGTAGCCACAGTTCCAATGTCAGAGGCAGCTGCGGCTACAGCAGTTACATCAGACATGTTAGTAGCAACTGTATTCACATTAGCTATAGATGCCCCTACAGCATTCACATTGGCTATATCAGTAGCAACAATTCCAATGGTATTTAAATCAGAATAAACTGCATTTATACTAGTAATATTTGCACCCACCGCAGCAATATTAGTTGCCTGTGGCCCAAGTGCATTTATATCAGATATATTTGTGGCAACAATTCCAATGTTAGTTGCATCCCCTGACACAGTATTAACATTAGTTATGTCTCCACCTACTACGTTAACATTGTTTATATTAGTGGCAACTGTGTTAACGTCACTGATGTTAGTAACGACTGTTCCTATATTAGTTGAGGCTGAAGCTACAGTATTTACATTAGCTATGTCGCCACCTACTGCGTTTACATTGCTTATGTTAGTCGCTGTAGTATTGATGTCACTAATGTTGGTAGCCAGTGTGCCTATCTGAGTAGCATACGGTGACAGCGTGGTTACATCAGTAAGTATCTGGTTACCATACGCAACAAAGTCTACAACATCCCCTGCCGTTGCAGCCGTTCCTAATACTACCTCAGTGCCGTTAGTGGCTGTGAAGTCTGTTACATTAATCAACTTAACACCGTTCAGGTACACATCAATAAACCCTGAATCATAAGACACAGGGAAAGTTGTTAATGACCCTGAAGTGTATGTCCCTGAGTTTGTTCCTACAGTGTAGCTGAGGCGCGTAGAAGAAGTTGATATAGCTGATGAAGCATGTTGCCAACCACCACTGGTGTAAACCTTAAGTACCTGCACTGTAGTGTCGAACCATAGGTCACCTACAGTGGGACTAGAGGGGGCTGTACCGCCTGTGGAGTAAGTATCTACATACTTGTTTACATCAGCAATACTACCAGCAACTGTAACAATGTTTGTCTGGTTTGTAGCGACTACCGCAATTGCATTAGAGTTGGCTGCACAATTGTTTATGTTAGATTCATTGCTTACAACAGCATTGATGTTAGCTGCATTAGCTTGTACAGCATTGATGTTAGATTCATTTCCTACCACACTAGTTACGTTAGCAGAGATACCTGCCACCGTTGTAACATCACCAGAGATACCTGCGACTGTACCGATGTTAGTTAAGTTAGGACTAATGAATCCTAAGCTAACTGCATCAGTCAAATCTACAGGGTCAGCCAGGTTAGTAATCACCCTAGCACCAGCATTATATTTGTTAATACTGTTAACCCTTAGCGCATCTTCAGTCGCATCAATAGCTTCCTGTGCCATGTAGAATGTCTGGAGACCATCGGTGTCTAGGTCAGACTCCTTAAAGATTGCCCCTGCTGTGTAGTCTACAAGTCGTGCTGACTGGTTAGAGCTTCGCTTTAGCTCGACAACAGTTCCATTTGCAGGGGGTGTGTTGAAGGTTATCTGGCTTGTGGAGGGGACGGTGTAGTCAGTCGTTAATGTTTTAACTACACCATCAACTGATACAACTAAATCTCCCTCTGATAAATACGGAAAGGCCACACTAAACGTGGCCGTACTCCCGTCTGCTGTGTACTTATTATTTGCATAAGGCATAGTTATTAATTCCCAATGTTATATATTATGTTGTCTGAAGAGCGTTGGCCTGTTTGACCCTGTATCTTCCTTTCTAAGACACTTCGGTATTCCTGTGGTATTGCTGCTTCCTCACCAAACAAACGCATGAAAGCCATCTCCCTAAACTGATTGATATACTTCCTGGCGTATTGTTCAGCGATACCTGCCTGTGAAGCTGTACCCATAGGTAAGTCCTGCATGCCATGTAGCACATCTATCAGTCCTGACTCGTGGGTATAACGCATCCATCTGTCGTAGTAGGTTTCCATACCGTCTTTTGTTATCTGAGTTCGTAAGTCAATATCACCCATGAACTTAGGCATCTTGTAGGAAGCTGTGAAGTGTGTGTCACCTACCTGCGCTAGTTTATAAAGGAATCTTTCTACCTCTATTTCTTTTGCAGGGATGCCACGCTGACGTTCCTCAACTGTAGCCGTATCAAAGTAGATAAGATTAGCTACTGGATTACTAAGGGTTCTTGCTCTACCTAGTGCGGTGTATTGCTTAGGCACTAATGGGTCATCAGGGTTGACACGCTGTAAGATGAACTGCTCCATTGTTACTGGGTCACCAAGCACAGGGTTGTCAAGCATCTGATACTTGTAGTAAGTGTTGGGCAAGAATGTCTGTACCTTTCTACCTGCAAACTTAATCAACTGGTCTGAACTGTCTG